GGACGGCGGCCTCCCGGATGTTCGTAAGGCGGCCGTTATGCAGCGCGCAATGAATGACCAGGCTGGTTCTCCGATAACCGGCATGGGCGCTCCGCCGCTCAAGGTTATGAAGAAGGGCGGCAAGTCTATGAAGAAGAGCGGCAAGGTTGCCGTGTCCTCTGTGGACTTTGCTCCCGGTATGCCAAGAGAAGACATTGTTACCCAAAGACACCTTACGGTTTCTGTTGGTCCTGGCCAAACCAAGAGACAAGCCATGTCGGCAGGTTCTAAAATTATCGGTGATACGCTGTACCCAAGCGGGTCTTACAAACTTACCCCAGAGGACATGAAAGACCTCAATAAAGACACCGGTATTGATCCCTATCAAAAAGAAAGAATTGCTAGGATTAAATCGGGAAAGTCAACTTCTCCAGACGCCTACAAGAAGGGCGGCAAAGCCATGAAGATGGCTGATGGTGGATTATCTGAGCGTGGCAAGGCGTTCCGTGCCGCCTACGATCGTGGCGATAAGGAATTTACCTTTAACGGTAAGCGTTTCACCACCGAAATGGCGAAGCCCTCCGTTCCTAAGGCTTCGGTAATTTCTAAGGCCGCGCCATCAGTTTCAATTACGCGCATTAACGTGACAACAGCGCCGACAAAAAGACAACAGGACATGAGTTCTGCTGAACTGGCTAAGCTTGGAGCCGAACGCCGTAAAGGGATTGGTGGCAAGTCCGTTTCGGACTCTCCGTTATTTGACTCCAGACCCATGAAGAAAGCGGATGCTACTGGCCAAACTTCGGCTCAGATGTACAAGGCTATGATGAATGAGAGCAAATCAATGCCTAAGGCTAAGGGCAATGACGATCTCTACAAGCTCTTTGTTGATAGCCGTGGCCGTGATTTTAATAACAAGAAACAGCAAATTAGGATGGCCGCCCGTGAAAGCGCCGGCCGCGATCTTGTTAGAGACGTTAACAAGATGGGTTCTTCCTCTGACGTTGGCACCATGAAGAAGGGCGGCAAGATTCAGACCTCGGCTGACACTGCCCGCAAGCTCACCAAGGAAATGGGCGGAATGAATCATGGCGGAATGGCCATGATGAAGCCGCAACAGAAGAACCTTGGTGGCCTTCTAAAGAAACTTGCTCCGATTGCGGGCATGGGTCTTCTTGGTGCCGCTCTGGGCGGCAAGGGCAAAAAGCTCGCTAAGTACGGTATGCTTGGCATGGCTGGTTCAATGCTGGCCAAGAAGAAAAATCAACCGATGTCCAATTACACCCCAGCTGAATCACAGGAAGAAATTACTTCGATTAAGCATGGCGGCAGCGTCATGAAGAAGGCTCTGGGAGGATCCCTTATGTCTCGCCCGGTTACTAATGTTTCTATGAAAACGCCTGTTAAGCGTCCTTCAATGCCAGCCCGCGCACCAATGGCCGCTGCGCCTCCTCCAAGGCGGCCAGCCCCTATGCCTCCTCAAATGATGAAGCAGATGCCCCCTATGCCTCCTCGCGAGCCGCGACCTCAGACGTCCCCTCCTCCTATGGATTATGACAGGCCGCCGACGTCCCCTATGGCGCCGAATGTCGCAATGCGTAAGGGTGGTAAGGCTGGCCATTACGCCGTTGGTGGCGCTGGCAAGACGCGCTTGGGCATGGCTCCGATCAAGCGGGTTCGTGGTGGTGTTGCCAAGAGCCCACTTGATCACAAGACCGGCGACCGGAGAGATCCTGAGTATGGCGACTACATACTTGCCGATAAGAACGCCATGAAGAAGCTGCAAAACAAGCCGCCTGCCCCAGTAAAAAAGGCTCAGGGCGGCGCGGCCAAGGTTCGCAGAGGCATGATGACCCAGTCAGGTCAGATTACCCCAGGCGTTAAACCTCACAAAGGTATCGGCGGCTTCTAGTGCCAAGCAGGTCGAAATCTCAGTTTCGACTAATGGCTGCGGCGGCGAACAATCCCAAGTTCGCCGCCAAAGCTGGCGTCCCGTTGAAAGTGGCCAAAGAATTCCACGCAGCGGATCGCTCTAAATCATACAAAAAAATGCCGGAGAAAATGAATGAGCGCAGAAGAGCTTCGTCGCCAAACGACTGAACAATTAAGCGCAACTAGGGACCGAGCAGTTGAGTATTCTCTCAACGTCAGGTTCCGTCCATCTGTTGGCGGCGACAAACACATCCCAGCAACTACTGCTGAAGAAATTGCTCTCCAAGTTTTGGAGGGGAATGCGATGGCCCGTGCATATACCAATGCAATCGAGGTCATCAATGAGGCGTACAGGCGTATGCATCAGCCTGACGACGACAAAAAACCGGAGCAAAAAAGAAAGGAAATATACTGATGTCTAAGGTTTCTGAAGTTACGAAACCCACCCGAGAAGAGTTTGACGCCGATATGGATTTTATCCAGTCGCACACCAGAGCGGCACCAACTCTGAGCAACATTGAACCGCACGAAGAAGATGTTGCCAAGAAGCTGATCAACGATCACTTCATTGAAATGACCGGCCGACCGTTTGATATGAGGGCGGCTGGCTACTTGATCGCTACAAAAATCTATGTGCGGCCTGAAGAACTGAAGACCATTACACGCGACGACGGCTCTGAGGCGGTGATCTATCTTCCTGACACTGTCCGAGCGGAAGACAAGTATCAGTCCGTCTCGGCACTGGTCTGTGGTATTGGCCCTGAAGCCTATCAGGGTGAGAAGTTTGAACGCAGTGGCCCGTGGTGCAAGGTTGGAGATTGGGTTCTGATCCCGCGTTACGAAGCAACTGCTGTCTCCTATAGGGGCGTGGCTATGGCCCTGCTACCCGATGATCGGGTCATGGCTGTGATTGATGGGCCTGACGATGTTCGGGCCGCTAACCTGGCGGATAAGTACTGATCATGGCTGAAGAAATGGAACTTCCCATCCACGATGATGGGCCAGAAGACGACGTTGAGATTGAAATAACTGATGAGGATCTTACGAATGACTCTGATGTAGAGTCGCCTCAATCTGAATCCGATGCCGAAGAGGAAACAGAGGCTTCGGCTGAGGATGAGGAGGAAGAGGAGGCTCGTCCGAAGCGTAAGCGTTCATCCGAAAAGCGAATTTCGGAACTGTCGCGGCGTGCGCAGGACGCTGAAAGGCGGGCTCAAGAAGCTGAGATGAGGCTTCAGGGTGAGTCTGAATTGAGGCGTCAATCCGATGCCGCGATGATGACCCACTACGAAAATGCCCTCGGCGCTCAGATGAACGAGGCTAAACGCAAGCTTCTTGAAGCCAAGAGTCTTGGTGACAGCGAAGCTGAAATTGATGCCCAGAGCGAGTTCTTCCAGGCCCAGAACGATCTATCTGGCGTCAAATCGTGGCGGGCTCAACAGGCTACGCAGCAGCCTGCCCAGACCAGAGAGGTTAGGCGCGGGCCTGATGAGCAACAGCGCCCTCAGCTTGAGCCTACGACGGCTGAATGGGTTCAAGCGAATGATTGGTTCCAACCTCAGTCTCCAAACTTTGATGCGGAAATGCATGAGGAGGCGACTCTTTATGCTCGACGTGTTGAACGCCGGTACCGGGCCGATGGGCGCGGTGATGAGATTGGAGGCACGACTTACTTCCGGGAAATCAACAAGCACATGGAGGAAGAGTTCCCAGATGCCTTCGAAGATAGGTCTGCCCCCAAGCGGGCTGCACCGCCAATGAGCCGTGATAGTCGGGTTGCTCCCGTTTCTCGCGGTGGCCAGCCTGCACAGGGGGCTCGCTCGTCCAACAAGATTCGTCTTTCGGCTGAGCAGCGTAAGTTTGCCCACAACATGGCAGCCTCGGGCGCCTACACCAAGACAAGTGGTGCTCGGATGAACAACGAAGAAGCGGAGAAATACTACGCTGTCTTCCTCATGAAACAGAGCCGGAGTTAATTATGCCTCGTCAATCTAGAGCCGCCGAGTCGCGCGATGCCAACATTCGTGAATCCGATGTGCGTCAAGCGCCAACCACACACTATCAGTCCAAGCTGTACGTTCCGCCGAACAAGATCCCGGCCGGCATGACCTATTCATGGGTGCGTGAAACCACCCTGAACGAGCCGGATCCTGACAATATGACCGACCGCATGGTGCGCGGTTGGCAACCAGTCCCTGCGTCTCGTCACCCAGAAATGGTTCCACCTCCGCTCCCAGGTCATGAGGGCATTGAGGTTCAGGTCATTCGCCGGGGCGGCTTGATGCTCTGTCAGCGTCCAACCCGGGATGTAGCTTACGATCGTCAGATCCGCGATCGTGAGAATCTAGAGATGCTTCAGGATGTCGCGTGGACTGGGAATGCAGACCCGAACCTTCCCCGGTTTGAGGATCGCGATAGTGGGGTTAAGGTCGAAAGAGTCACCTCGTTTAAGGATTAGCCCTCCGGTCCACGGAGCTTATGTTTCGTGGCTACTTGCCCCCATCGATAAGTGATTGACCTTACTTGTCGATGGGGGTATTTTTATGGGTGGAGCGAAAGTTCCGTCGATGGCCGTCACGTATCGTGCCAACATTTCGATAGTGGTCACGTATCCACCGTTAGCGAGCGCCGTCACGTACCGGCAAATCCATCAACCCCTCAGATTGGAGATTTCGAATGTCCTTCGGAACCAACGCACCTGCGGGTCTTCAGCCTGTCCGTAAACTTGACGGCTCGGCTTGGACCTCTTCTCTCAATAACTATCAAATCGCTAGCGACTACGCGAGCACCCTGTTCACGAATGACCCAGTAGCCGTCTCCTCAGACGGTGTTCTCATTCGTGGCGTGGCTGGCTCCGCCATTGTTGGCGTTTTCCAAGGCTGCAAATACATCGACTCAAGCGGCACCGCTAAGTTCCAAGCCTTCTGGCCTGGCAACCCCGGTGTTCAAACGGGTTCGACGGTTGAAGCCCTGGTGATTGATGACCCGAACGTCGTCTACACCATTCAGGAAACCAATGGTTCTGGCGCCGCTGGTACTCCGCTCGCTCTGGCAGATCGTGGCCTGAACGCTAACTTCCTGTATACCGCAGGCAGCACAGCAACTGGTCAATCGGCAGTTTCGCTTAACAACGCCTCTGAAGCTACGACTAATACCTTGAATCTCAAGATCATTAGTCTTGATCCAACTCCAGGTAACGCTGTTGGTGAATATGCAAACTGGCTTGTTATGCTCAACAACACCCAATACCGCACCGGTATTACTGGTGTTTAACAATAGCGGACAGGGAGATTAACCAATGGCTATTAATACGACCTCTATCCGCGACTTGCTCCGTCCGGGGCTGGCTGCGGTTTTCGGTGACTATCCCCAGTATCCTGGGCAATGGTCTGAAATCTTCGAAAAGCACACGTCCGATAAGGCAGTGGAAATCGAAGTCGAAGTGAAGCTGCTTGGTCTGGCTCAGATCAAAGCGGAAGGCGCATCTACCGCCTACCAAGATATGGGTCAGCGGTTCATCACAAACTACGTGAACCGTTACACCTCGATCGGCTTCATCATCACTCGTCAGGCGATCAAGGACAACCTGTACCAGTCATCGTTCCCGCTGCAGGCCAAGGCTCTGCGGCAGTCGATGGCTCAGACCAAGGAAGTCCTGGGCGCTTCGGTGATGAACAACGGCTTCTCGGCTAACTTCCCCATCGGGGATGGCCAACCGTTCTTCTCGACGGCTCACCCGATCGACAACGGTACGGTCGCGAACACCTTCTCGGTGCAAGCTGACCTTAACGAAACGTCGCTTCAGGACGCCATCGTTGGCACTCAGCGTTATCGTGACGCCGCCGGCCTTCGTATCATGACGAAGCCGACCAAGCTGATCGTTCCCGCTGAACTGCAGTGGACGGCTACCCGCCTGCTGGAATCGCAATTCCGTACCGCTACGGCGAACAATGACATCAACGCGATCTACAACAACTCTGCGGTTCCGCAGGGCTATCGCGTGAACATGTTCCTGACGGATACGAATTCGTGGTTCCTGCTCTCGGATGCTCCAAACGGCCTGAAGTACTACGAACGTGAAGCCCTCGAAACCGACGTGTACACGGATTTCGACACCGACAACCTCAAGGCTAAAGCCATTGAGCGTTACTCCTTCGGTGTTTCGAACTTCCGCGCCGCGTGGGGTTCGCAAGGCGCTTCGTAACCCGGGTGTGGGCGGCTTCGGCCGCCCCCACTGCTAATGGAGAAAAATTATGACTCACTTCTCTGACGGCGTCCGGGTTGGTGCTAATTTCGACAACAACGGAACCGCCTCCCTTCCGGGCGCGGAAACTTCGCCGATTTACGTTTACAGTATTGTTCCGGCCACTATGGCCACGAACAACATTTCCACGGCTCAAGCTGTTGCTGGGGCAGCTAACCTAACCATTACGGGTACTCTGGCCAGCGGCGGTGTCGCTACGCTTGATGTTCCTCGGATTGTTAGGATCACCAGCAGCAGTGCTAGCGACACGGTCGAGACGGCAACTGTCTCCGGGACGGACACCTATGGTGTCTCAATGTCGGAAGTTATTACTTTCAATGGCGCTGCTACAGTGTCTGGCTTGAAGGCGTTTAAAACCGTCACTCAAGTTGCAATCTCTGCAGCCCTGGTTGGCAACGCTTCTGTCGGCACTGGCGATACCTTTGGTATTCCGTATGTGGCCTCTTCGCGCAATTACGTCCTCACAGCGTACAACGGCGCGTTTGTCACCACCGGAACCTTTGCTGATGCTGTTGCGACTGATCCTGCGACAACCGCCACTGGAGATGTTCGAGGAACTTACAACGTCCCCAGCGCTTCCGATGGCGTCAAGATCCTGACGCTTTGGATCTACATTATAAATGCTGACACCAAAACCGGCCTGTACGGCGTGACTCAAGCCTAATGAGTGGGGCGGCTTAACGGCCGTCCCATTTTAGGAGATTATCGTGCGAGCGAAGAAAGATTTTCAGTTCAAGGCTGAGCACAAGAACCCGAAGGGGGGCCTGAGTGAGAAGGGCCGCAGTGCCTATAATGCCGCGACTGGTAGCAATTTAAAGCGTCCGCAGCCTGAGGGCGGATCTCGCCGCGACAGCTTTTGCGCCCGGATGACGGGAATGAAGAAGAAGCTAACCAGCGAGAAAACCGCTAACGACCCCGATAGCCGGATTAACAAATCACTTCGCGCATGGAAGTGCTAGATGGCGCACTCGGATGAACCCAAATGGAAACGCATTGTCTCCAGTGTAAAGGCTGGCGACAAGGGCGGTAGCCCTGGGCAATGGTCCGCGCGCAAGGCTCAGCTTGCCACTCAAAGATACAAGAAATCTGGGGGTGGCTACAGCGGCCCCAAGACGGAAGCCCAGAAGTCGCTATCCAAGTGGACTGAACAGGACTGGGGCACCAAGTCTGGCAAGAATTCTACGCAGGGGCCTAAGGCTACTGGAGAACGGTACCTCCCAAAGAAAGCCATACAATCCCTTACGTCCAAAGAGTATGCTGCTACCACCAAGGCTAAGAGGGCCGGCACTGCGGCTGGCAAACAATTTGTGCGCCAACCAAAAGCGATCGCCCGCAAAACAACTGAATACATATGACAACGGGGTCTAAAATTTAATGAAAAACTGGCTCAAGACCGCAATCAATCCAGCCACCAAAGGCTCTCTGCGCAAGGCGCTGGGTGCCAAGGCTGGTCAGCCCATTCCCGCCGGCAAGCTTGCTGCCGCTGCGAAGAAGCCTGGCATCATTGGCAAGCGAGCTCGCTTCGCTGAAACCCTGAAGGGATTTAAGTAATGGCTGACGCCGTCACCTCTCAGACGCTCCTCGATGGGGAATCGATCGCCGTTATGAAGTTTACCAACGTCTCTGATGGGACGGGGGAAAGCGCGGTCAATAAGGTCGATGTTTCGTCGCTCAACGCTAACTTTCGTGGCAAGCTCTGCACGGGCGTGGCAATCCGCAAGATCATCGCTTCCATGAATGGCATGGCTGTCAATATCATTTGGGATGCGTCCACAGACGTAACCGGCTTCATTGTCGGTCCAGGACTGTACACATTTGATTTTCTGGATTCCGGCTCTGTTCTGACGAACAATGCGACCTCACCAACTGGGGACGTTCTGTTTACCACGATCGGTGCTAGTAGCGGGGACACTTACACGATCATCCTTGAGTTGATCAAAACCTACAGCTAAGCGGCAGACAATGACAACCAGCGGCACTTACGCCTTCGGCGACATCCAGCAGATCGATGTTATCACCGAAGCGTTTGAGCGCATCGGGCGGAACCCCGCGTCTCTGGCTTCGAACGATATCGACAGCGCTCGCCGCTCTCTGAACTTCCTGTTCTCGGACTGGTCAAACAATGGTCCGAACCTGTGGGAGGTGGACCTCGTTGCGCTGCCGCTAATCGCCGGCACGGAGTCCTACGATCTGGATGTTGAGACGGTCTACATTCTGCAGTCCTACACCCGGACCACATCTGGGGGGATCAACACCGATCTGGTGATCTCTCCGATCAGCCGCTCAGAATACGCTGCAATTCCGAACAAGGCTCAGACATCGAGCAGGCCTACGCAGTTTTATTTCCAGCGGACAATCACGCCGTCCCTGTTCCTGTGGCCTGTGCCGCAGGATGACACCGTGACGCTGTACTACTACCGCATGAAAATCCAACAGGATGCCGGATCGTTTACCGATAGCCTAGATGCACCGAACCGTTGGATGGAGGCAATCGCGGCCGGCCTTGCTGCCAAGCTGGCTGTGAAGTTTGCCCCCGATCGGATTTCTGTGCTCGAGAACTACGCCTCCAAGGCTTACGACACCGCCGCTGCTGAGGATCGCGAGCGCGTTCCCCTACGGATCACAATCGATAGCTGGTCCAATTACTGATGCAGTACGCATTCGGTCGAGGCCGCAAATTCCGAACACAGCCTAAGTTAGATGCCAAGAGTCCCTTTGGCATTGCAATCTGTGACGGCTGCGGCTTCCTGGTGCAGCACAAACACCTTCGGGAAAAGAAGGATTATCGCGGCGGCTCGGTTCCTGTAGGCCTTGGAATCTACGTCTGCGCGTCTTGCGACGATGTGCCGCAGCCATACTACCGCCGGCAGCTTCTGCGTCCCGACCCTGTGCCATTGCGCAACCCTCGTCCTGATTACAATCCAACCTGGTACATCCTCGATGAGGATGGGGTTCAGATTATTGCTCAGGAAAACGCAAACAGCACCGATACCCTTACGATCGAGACTGGTACGCAGTACCTGACGATTGAGACGGGTTTGGCGGTCAACATTCCATCGACGGTGTTGATCAGTTATGATGCAACGAATTATATGATTGGAACCGTGGTGAATTATGTTTCATCCACTGGCGCGTTGACGGTTACCGTTACCGACGTTGTGGGGTCTGGAACTTATTCGGCGTGGACGATCAACCTTTATGGTCGGATAATTCAGGGGTAGGCCGTGTCGGACATTAAAATCTCAGACTTTCCGACAGTTGTAGGTGAGCTCACCGGCAACGAGTTTGTTCCCGTCCTGCAGGGTGGCGTCAATAAAAAGGCTGCCATTAGTCAGGTTCCGTTCCCCAGCGGTCCTATTGGTCCGACTGGATCTGTCGGTCCTGAAGGAGCAACTGGCCCGACCGGCTCGACCGGCGTTACCGGTGCCACGGGTACCAGCGTCACCGGTGCTACTGGCGGTACCGGATCTACTGGGCCGACAGGCGCAACGGGTTCGACTGGACCGACAGGACCGACAGGGCCGACTGGTGCGACTGGTGCCACTGGTTCCACTGGGCCAACTGGTTCCACTGGTTCTACAGGGTCGACCGGTTCCACTGGTTCCACAGGTCCAACTGGAGCCACGGGTGCTACTGGCGATACCGGACCCACTGGGCCAACTGGTTCCACTGGCTCTACAGGGTCGACTGGAGTCACTGGTTCCACTGGGCCGACTGGAGCCACGGGTGCTACTGGGCCGACCGGAGCTACGGGCGTTACGGGAGCCACAGGTCCAACTGGAGCCACGGGTGCCACTGGCGATACTGGACCCACCGGAGCAACGGGGGCCACTGGCGTTACGGGTGTTACGGGCGTTACGGGTGTTACGGGCGTTACGGGTGTTACGGGCGCCACCGGGCCGACTGGAGTCACGGGTGCTACGGGGCCTACTGGACCGACAGGTTCGACCGGACCAACTGGCCCAACGGACTACCCCGGCGCTGGTATTGCCAACTCTACGGGCTCTGCGTGGGGTACGAGCTACACCACAACGGGTTCCGGCACTGTTGTCGCGCTGGCTACCACCCCGACCTTTACGACCAACATCACCGCCCCCCTGCATATTGGCGGCACGGCGGTTTCGTCCAGCCTTATTTTGCAATCCACCTCTGGTGTTGGTTCATCGGATTTTATAGCGTTCCAAACCGCCTCTCAAACAGAGCGGATGCGTATCATCTCTAACGGCAGGGTTGGAATTGGGACAACTACGCCCAGCGGTTTGTTTAACGTAACCGCAGCCGCTGACGACTCTTTTCTTGTTCGCGGCCACCAAGGCCTAGCAGACGGCTGTTCCATATATTCTGTAAACTCTACCAACAGCGCCATTAAAGCAATGGAGCTTGCGGCATCTAAGTTTTACTTTAACGCCGGTAACGTCGGCATCGGTGTAACAGCGCCAGCTTACCAAATTGAGCTTTCTACTGACTCCGCAGGAAAGCCTGGGGCTGGAGGGCTTTGGACGGTTGTTTCTGATGAGCGCATTAAGTCCGACATTGTCCCTGCAAACCTTGATCGCTGTTACGAAATCGTTAAGTCAGTCCCGCTTAAATATTTTGGGTTTGCTCCAGGCGTTTATACCGACGATCAGATTAATGATAAACACAACCTTGGCTGGATAGCCCAGGACGTACAGAGGGTATTTAAGAAAGCTGTATCGGTTAAGCCGTTCACGCTAAAAACTGACATCCCTGATGGCGTGGAGGAATACGAAGAACAGGACTTCACGCTTGAGACTGTGGAGAAGACAGAGACAGAAATCCAAATCATCAACGGCAAGCCGGTGCAGGTTTCAAAGGTGGTTACGTCCGAAAACGAGGTTCTGTTGTTTGATACCGTGGATGTGGTGGACGAAGCTGGCAAT